GGCAAGTTTAAACTTGTTTGTATTGAGTGGGAGGACGCACAAGACCACGAGACAGGCTGGAGCAGTTTAAGAAAAGCACAAAAGCACGAGACAGCTCCAGTAATAAGTGTTGGCTGGATTGTTCAAGAAACGGATAAAAAATTTGTCCTGGCTGGTGATTTTATCCTGGAAGATTTAGAAACTAGCAGAATTACATCAATACCAAAAGACTGGTGTCAAAAGATAACGCAACTTAATTTAGAAAATGATAGTTGATTTAAACTGGCACGAATACTATGCAGCTGCCTGTGTTGGTATGTTGCGTAAAACACAAAGCATACACAAAAAACACCAGGACGGCCACGGGGCTATCATGTCCAGCAAGCCTGTCTATGATTCTGGCTGGGCCGTTGTATCTGCAGCCTCAGAGCTTGCAGCTGCAAAAGCATTGGGCCGCTATTGGGATTTTAGCGTCAACACGTACCAGCAATCAGACCTGCACGAGCTAGAAGTAAAATGCCAGATGCATTACACACAAGACCCTGCAAAGGATGCAAACTATTTAATTATTAGACCAGGATACAGTGACCTGCAAAAATACTTGCTTGTGATTTGTCATAGTCACACCAGGTACGAGCTTGCAGGATACATACACGGATCAGACGCTAAGCGTGATGAATGGCTTACACGGGTTGGCAGCAGGCCCTGGTTTTACAAAGTGGCAATAGACCAGCTTAGACCTGCAGCGGAGCTGTTATGACACAGGTGGGTGACTTATACAAGCAGGGCAAGTGTGAGGATTGCTCAATTCCCTTGTTTGGTTATACAGACATACAGCGTAAAAAATGCGGTGATTGTCAGCTAAAAGAAACAAACTACACAGTAAGTTTTATAGAAAAAAAACCAAAATGCGTGGTGTGCGGAGAAAAATTAAACATTGTCCACGGATCACAAAGATACTCAAAAAAATATTGCAGCTACGACTGCCAAAAACAGAATGAATAAACTTATATTATTTTTATTATTGTTGGTGTTTGCTATCACGTCTTACAACTTGCTTGTGTACACAAAACACCATGACAGCAACTACTGCGCAGCTGAGATTGACTATGTTAAACACGGTATCGGTGAGCTGCTGGATCACCACGGGCTAGACCATCTTGACTAATCATGCTGCAAAATGGGCTATCTTTATTCGTTCTGGTATCAGCCCTAGGGCCAAGGTCATATACCTCATTCTTTGCGAGTATATGGCAAAGTATGGGCGTGTCTATGTTCGACAAAACACCCTTGCAAAACAACTTAAGTGGTCAAAGCGTACTGTCATTAGATCCCTGGACGAATTGGAACAGGCTAAATGGATTACACGTAAACGACTACCCAGCAGCTGCATGTACTTTGTAAAAGAAAACCTGCTGACTGATGTGTCACCAGTGTCAAATATTAATAGAGTACTAAGTACTAATAACACTACTAATAATACTACTAAGAATACTAAGCTAAAGATGCCAGATATGGCATATCTAGGGAAACGACTCAGCAGGGGGTATAAGAGCAAAGTAATTGAACCCAACACACCTGCAAAGACAACAAAAGCAGAGCAAGACCGCAAAGAAAAGTTTTTAAACAGCATGGACAAGTATGACCGTGCAAAGTGGTGGGCTGCGTACATGGCAGGAGAAGTTAAACCACCCAAAGGTGTCAAAATATGAGCATCACCTCTGTACAAATAATTGACATGTTTGAAACAGCACACGAGGTAGAACAAAAACTACCGCCAGCTGTTCGCAACGGGATGGCTACCATGCGTTTTGATGTGGTAAATGACAAGACAGAACATGCTGCCTGGCACAAGATAAAACCAAGATTTATAGCAACAGCAAGAGAGATAGAAGTTTACGAATATGTTTTATTTTATCTCAATCCTTTGATGGGCCAGCAGGAGCGTAAAATGGTTTGGGCCAGGTCAATCAAAGTGCCATGGCATTGGATAGGCAGTCATATACTTAAATGCAGCAGGCATACTGCCAAAAAACGTTATATGGAAACAATACGAATGTTGCGTATGCGTATATTAATTAACGATCAGCTGAGAAAAAAAATACCAAAACAATTAAAAAACTTGTAATTTTTTTATTAGACAAATTGTACCGAATAACTTAACAAATATTATATAATCAGCAAACCATTATGCCAGGACGACCAAGCAAGAAAGTTTTTTGCCAGAGCATGACGAGACGCAGCAACTATACTGTACAATGCAAAGCAAAAGGATACTTGATGAAGTCAGGTTATTACCGTTGCAAAAACCATGGAGGATTTAGTACTGGGCCAACAAGTGATGCAGGCAAACTAAAAGCTATGCGCAACCTGGTCAGTATGAAAAATAAAACCGATGATGAAATTAGAGCAATACTCGGACAAGATATTAGAACAGCTGCAGCTGGGAACACCACTGACAAAAATATGCAAACAGAAGGATATGCCAGGACTGACAACAGTCTACAAATGGGCTAGAGAAGATAAGGAGTTTGCAGCTGACTTACAAGAAGCACGCAAGACAGGTGCAGCAACCTGGCTAGATAGATGCCTGGAGCTGCTAGAGCAAAAGGATATACCACCTAATCAGCTTGGGTTCTTACGTGAACAGATGCATCATTATCGTTGGCTTGCCAGTAAACTAATCAGCGTTTACGGTGACAAGTCAGAAGTAAAACAGACAGGAGAAAGTACAATCAAGGTTATGTGGGAAGGTGATCTTGCGACTTCTACACAAGAAACGCAGGCTCTCGCACACGGGAAAGGAGTCCAGGAAATCGAGGAGAAAAAGCAGCTGTCCAACCCAGACCTTTAGCAAGACGCAGTTTTTGTTGTGTAGCCTACAATGTTTGTGGTATTTGTACCCACACACACTTTTTTTTTGGCGCAAAACCAGGCTCGACCCTCCCAAAACGGGGCTGCCTTTGTTATATATATATAAATAGGACTTTAGTACGGACGATGACAGACAAACCAGATGTAAAAGCAGCGGTCTATTTTGATCAACTGCAGCGTAAAGTTGTTGTAGAGATAGGTGTGTTTGAAGATGACGATGATGCCAAAGCTGCGTGCGATTTTATTATAAATTTATTAGATTTACATAAAACCAGCATACCGTTTGAGGCAACGGTGCATTAATGCAGGTTATAAAGATACCGTATTCTCCAAGGCCTCAGCAGAAAGTTTTGCATGATGCCTTGCTAAAATACCGATTTGCCGTATGTGTCATGCACAGACGGGGTGGTAAAACTATATTTTCGATTAATCATTTAATCAAAGAAGCATTAACAACAACGTATAAGGATTTTAGAGGGGCGTTTTTCTGCCCAACCAGAGTCCAGGCAAAGCAAGTTGCCTGGGATTATGTGAAAGAATATTCCAGGATGATACCTGGCATGAAGTATAACGAAACAGAGCTGCGTGCAGACTTTCCAAACGGAGCAAGAATAACTTTGTTTGGCTCAGAGAATATAGATGCAGCCCGTGGCTTGCGGCTGGATCTTGTGGTAAACGATGAGTATGCGCAGATGGACAGCAGGATGTTCAGTGAAGTGCAACGTCCAGCTATTGCAGACCGTCAGGGCAAGGTTATATTTATAGGGACACCAAACGGCATGGATGCTTTCTATCATCTATACGAAGATGCAAAAGCTAATCCTGAATGGTTTACCTGTTTATTTAGGGCCAGTGAAACAAAACTGTTGCCGCAAGAAGAATTAGACTCTGCAAAAAAACTGATGACAGATGATCAGTACAAGCAAGAGTTTGAAGTGTCATTCACAGCAAATGTAAGTGGAGCTGTGTATGGTAAATTTATAGAAAAGTTAGAGGAGGACAAACGAATTGGACTATATCCGTATGATGTGGGATACCCTGTTGACGTATATTTCGACTTGGGCATCTCCGATAAAACGTGTCTTTTATTCACTCAAACAATTGGTAGAGGATTATTCGTCATTGACTGTTATGATAATAGCAATTATGGCCTTGATCATTATGCTGCTGTTATAAAAGATAAAAATTATTTAATTAGAAATTATATTTTTCCGCATGACGTTGCTGTACGAGAAATGTCCACAGGACATTCTAGGCAAGAGTATGCGTACCAGCTGGGGATGCGTCCTATAAAGATTTGTCCGAAGCTGCCTGTAGAAGATGGATTGCACGCAGGACAGATGTTATTGTCAAAAACATACATTGACCGTGAACGTTGCAAACCATTTTTAGATGCAATGAAATGGTATCACCGCAAGTACATGGACAAAGACAAAACGTATTCTAGGCCCGTGCATGATTGGAGTAGTCACTACGCAGACTGCTGGAGATACGTTGCAGTTGCACACCAGGAATTAGATTTAAACCAATTACGGCCACCGCAGAAAGAGGCTGCGGGCCTGCACTATAATCCATTAGGAGATTGATATGGGATTTTTAAGACCAAAAACTATTGTAATGCCAGCTGCTGCGGCAACACCGCCAAAAGCTGTAGAACCACCTCCAGCAACAGTTGAGGACACCTACACTGACGCAGAGGGCAACCAAACCACAGCAAAAGCAGAAGCGGCAGAAAAAATTAAAAGAAAAAAAGCAGGCATGAGTCAAACCATAATGACAGGCCCACAAGGCGTTGTAGACGATGCTGATATATACACACCAACTTTGTTAGGCTGATGGGTAAAGTAAGAGATCCTAATAAGGAAAACAAAAAAGGCACGAAGTATGCACCAAAACTTGCTGCAGCTATAGCAAAAGCAAACAAGATGCACTTTGATCGCAGCAAGGCAGGAAGACTACAATCTGCAGCTATAGCTGAAATTCAAAAAGGTGAGGCAAAACAAGTTAAACCAACAGCATCAAGCATAGCCAGTATGGGTAAGAAACTTGAGGCTGATAGAGGCGGATTGATAAAATCTGCAAAAGATAACAAGTTAAGCAGCACTGGACTAAATGACCTAGCAAACATAAATAGAAAATTAGGTTTTAATGAAACCTCAGGAATGAATTTAGGACAGTCACTAAAGTATCAAGCAACACGCCCTGAAATGAAAAGAGATTTACAGAAAACAGCAGATAATTTAAGAAAGCTACCAACGTTTACTAATATTCTTTTACAGGCGTTAGGCAGTGACAATAAGAGCAGTACGCAAAAACTTGATTGATATTATAGAAACGAATAATTATGCAGAGCTTTATAATTATTTATTAGAAAATAATTTTAAATATTTGGATGATCATAACGAAATAATTTATTACGCAACAATATATAAATTTATAAACAACAACAATACAGCTGGGTACGTTTGGCTGTATGAATTAGAACAACCAAAAGAATATATGGTGCATCTATATATTCACGATGACTACAAAGGCAAAACCTTAACACGTTTTGTTGTAAACAAATTCTACGAGATGACATCACGGTATGCTAAAAAACTTTTAGCAGATCCCATAGATAAAAATCTTATTGAATTATACAAACGGATTGGATGGCAACAAACGTCAAGCCATTCATCTGAAATAAAATTACCCTATGAATGGAGGAAAAAACATGGGAGCAGTTAAAAAAATATTTAAAAAAGTCGTGTCAAAAGTGGTAAAACCACCTAGCGTTGTACAACCAGCACCACCACCACCACCAGCACCAGTGGCAGCTGCACCTGCACCTGCTGCGCCAGCTCCAGTAGCACAAGCACCTGTAGTGACATCTACAGCACCAGCAGCAGCACCAGCAGCAGCACCAGCTAAGCCACAAGGTCAAACTATGGCAACGGCAGCTGAGACACAGGTGGCTATGAAGAAGAAAGGCAGAAAACCACTTACAAAAACTTCTGCGCAAGGAGTTTTAGGTGATCCTGTTTTATTCAAGCCAACTCTGTTAGGTTAATGTACCAATCCAACAGCATGCTGTCAGCACCATTTAACAATGTAAAGATACAGGCGGCAACAGACATGACAAAATCTATGAGGCCCAAAAAAAAACAAGGTAGAATTTTTACAGAGATGAATAATCTTATGGGCCTAAACCCAATGCGCCAGGGTAAAAAAACTTTGATAGGATATTAATATGAAAGCAACTGAGCTTGTTAAACAATTTGATAAATTAAAATCTTCAAGAGCAAACTGGGAAAGCCACTGGCAAGAGGTGGCCGACTATTGTTTGCCACGAAGGGCCGATGTAACAAAATCAAGAAGCAAGGGAGATAAACGTACAGAATTTATTTTTGATGGAACAGCTTTACACGCACTTGAATTGTTATCATCATCCTTACACAGCATGCTGACAAACTCAGCATCACCATGGTTTGATATGCGATTTAAAGATGAGTCATTTAGATCAGACGAGCAAGCCTTGGAATGGTTAGAAACCTCAACACGCACTATGTATATGGCGTTTGCACGTTCTAACTTTCAACAAGAAGTACATGAGATATACTGTGATTTAGTTGCGTTTGGCACAGCCTGCATGATGATAGAGCCAGACGATGAAAACATATTAAGATTTAACACAAGGCATATTAAAGAAGTTTATATTGCAGAAAATCACAAGGGCATTGTAGACACTGTACACAGAGAATTTAAGATGACAGCTCTTGCTGCTTTTCAAAAGTTTGGTGATGCTTTGCCAAAAGTTATACTTAAAAAGGTTAATGATCATCCATACGAAGAAGTCACACTGCATCATTGTGTAAAGCCTAATGATAATTTTAATAAATTTAAACTTGATAATAAATCGATGGCTTTTGCGTCAATATATTATCATAAAGACGAAAACCATATCATTTCTGTAAGTGGATATAATGAGTTTCCATACATCGTACCTAGATTTTTAAAATCTCCAAGTGAGGTTTACGGACGTTCACCGTCTATGACAGCTCTGCCTGACATTAAAATGTTAAATAAAATGGCAGAAACAACAATCAAAGCTGCACAAAAAATGGTAGATCCACCACTATTAGTGCCAGACGATAGTTTTATTTTACCTGTAAGAACACAGCCAGGAGGATTAAATTTTTATAGATCAGGGTCAAGAGATCGTATTGAGCCATTAAACATAGGAGCAAACACTCCTGTTGGATTAAATTTAGAAGAACAAAGACGTAGGTCAATACAACAAGTTTATTTTATTGATCAATTAATATCAGAACAAAACCAACGAATGACAGCAACAGAAGTCATGCAGCGTAATGAAGAAAAAATGAGACTGCTTGCTCCAGTGCTGGGTAGACTTCAAGCAGAGATGTTGCGTCCATTGATTGATCGAGTATTTAATATTTTATTAAGAGATAAAAAATTACCTGAGCCGCCAAAACAATTACAAGGTGAAACCATAGACATAGAATATGTATCACCTCTTGCACGTTCACAAAGACAAGGTGATGTTCAGGCCATATTGAGAACAATGGAAATGATAGCTCCGTTAAGTGACAGACTGCCTGTTATGGATCATATAGATCCTGACATGTTAGTTAAACATGTCACAGATGTTTTAGGTGTTCCTCGCAAAGTGTTGCGTTCAGACGAAGAAATAGCAACAATTAGAATCAACAGAGCAAAAGCTGAAATGGAAGCTGCACAACAGCAAGCTATAATGCAAGAAGCTCAAGCAACAGGACAACTAGCCCCAATGGCTAAGGTTCTACAAGAAGGAGAATAAATGGATGAAAAAGAAAAAGCCAAAATACTAAAACAAATTATAAGTGATTATAAAATAGTTTTTGAGTCCGAGCAGGGCCAACGTGTCCTAGAGGATTTAAAAAGAAGATGTCATTTTTACGCAACAACAAACGTAAAAGGTGATAGCCATGAGTCAGCTTTTTATGAAGGACAGAGAGCTGCCGTACTATGGATTGATAATGTCCTCAAACAAAAGGAGAAATAAATGTCAGAAGAATTACAGACAACTGCAGCGGAGGAGCAACAAACTCCTACGCAATCTGCAACGACACCTGAAGAAGCTCCTGCTAGATTTGTTGATAGTCTAGCAGAAGATATAAGAAACGAACCGTCTTTGCAAAACATACAAGACTTAGATCAACTTGCAAAAGGCTATGTTCATGCACAACGTATGGTAGGTGCAGATAAGATTGCACTGCCAAACAAACACGCAACAGAAGATGACTGGAATCAATTTTATGGTAAATTAGGTAGACCAGATTCACCTGATGCGTACGAAGTAAATTATACGCCACCAGCAGAGGGCTATGAGGCAACAAACCTTCCTGGTTTTCAAGATGCTGCTTTTAGAGCTGGATTAAATTCAGATCAAGCACAGCTTTTATTGGACTGGTATTCTGAATTAGAAACAGAAACTATACAATCAAATGAGGCATCTTCAGAAACACACAGACTATCAGCTGAACAAGATTTAAGGCAAGAATATGGACTTGCTTATGACAAAAAATTAGCTGAAGCAAATGGTGTTTTTTTAAAATTTTTTGGTAGTGATATGGCGCAAGTGACCTTAGAAGACGGATCACTGCTAGGCAACAACGCACAGTTTATAAAAGCGTTGACAAACCTAGCAAGTAATTTTTCTGAGGATACAATAACTGCAGACCAAACAGCTACAGGTGCTATGACACCACAGGAGGCACAATCAGAAATAAACAAACTGACTGCGCCAGGCACTGCATACTGGGATAAATTACATCCTAATCATCAGGCAGCTGTGGATGAAGTCTTTGCATTGAGACAAATGGCACACCCAGATTTAACGGAACAATCCAAATACTAGGACTCTGTTTGACAGCTGAGTATAGATCAGCCGATGAGCAATCGTAAAATGTAAGAGAACCCGTAAGGATAATTTTCTGATTTTTTTTAACTTAACATTGTAATTAAAAAGGAGGACTTTATGAGTTCACAAATTACAACTGCATTTGTCGAGCAGTATTCTGCTAACGTTCAAATGCTGTCACAACAAATGGGTTCGCAATTGCGTTCTGCTGTGGATGTTGAGAGTATAACAGGTAAAAATGCGTTTTTTGAACAAGTTGGCTCACGAGCTGCTATTAAGAAAACGTCAAGACATGCTGATACTCCACAATTAGACACACCACACGCAAGAAGACGTGTAAGTCTCGAAGACTACGTTTGGGCGGATCTAATTGATGACGTTGACAAAGTTAGAATGTTAATCGATCCAACTAGCTCTTACGCAAAAGCAGCAGCAGCTGCAATGAACAGAGCTATTGATGACGAGATCATTTCAGCTTTGGGCGGCACTGCATTTACTGGCACGTCTGGCGGTACATCAACTGTACTACCAACAGCAAGTAAATTTGCAACATCAGACCAATCAGATGGTTTAACTATTGCTAAGTTATTAGCGGCTAAAAAACGTTTTGACTTACAAAGTGTTGATCCATCGATCCCTAGATATATCGTATGTGGGCCACAACAAATTTCTGATTTGTTGGCGACTACAGAAATTAAATCTAGTGATTTTAACACAGTTAAAGCTCTTGCTCAGGGTGATGTTGACTCTTTCTTAGGGTTCAAGTTTATCACTTCTAACAGATTGAGCTTTGACGCAACAAACACGGATGACAGGCTTTGCTTTGCCTTCACTCAAGACGCTATCAAACTTGCTATTGGCAAGGACATCACAGCTAAAATTGATGAGAGAAACGACAAAAACTACTCTACTCAAGTTTACTATTGTATGTCAGTTGGTGCGACTAGAATGGAAGAAGTAAAAGTTTTCCAAATTCCGTGCAACGAATAATAGATAGGAGATAATTATGGGTACTAAAAATTCAGACCTAATTGCTAATTTCGAAGCAACTCCATCAGTTAAGAGTAGTGCTGCATTGCTAAGCGGAGTAGTCCGTGTAGCTCAAGGCACTGTTTCTCTTGCTACTGGAGATAGTGATGACAATGACATTGTTATGCTTGCACCGATTCCTAGCAACGCTGTTGTATCTCAACTATTTATTGGTTCAGACACACTAGGCGGCTCGTGTACTTTCAACGTTGGAATTTACACGTCTGCTGGAGTTGTAAAAGACGAAGACGTTTTTGCTTCTGCTGTAGCTGATGAGGCTGCAATGGCTGACGTTCGTTTTGAGGCTGCTGATATAAACACAGCTGGCCAACAACTTTGGCAACTTGCTGGAGACAGTGAAGATCCAGGCGGATATTTCTATATTGCTGCAACTATGGCAGCAGCTGGAGGTACTGCTGGTGACATGTCTTTCAACATTCACTATGTTATAAACTAGCAACAACAAGGGCGGCCTTCGGGCCGCCTTTACTTAATTAGGAGATTATATGCCAAAACACACACACAAAACAAAAGATGGTAGAACAGTGAAAAAAGGTTTGTATTATTATATGAACAGAAGAAAAGCCGCAGGCACAAGCCGTAAAGGTAAAGGCACTGTGACTGAAAAAGCACTTGCTCGTTCTGCTAAAACTGCTTACGACCCAAGCAAAAAAAAGAAAACAATGGTAGGTTAGGAGATAAATATGCCTGGACACGTTGACAAAAAAAACAAAAAAAACAAAAACAAAAACAAAAGCCTAGCAGCTATGTATGGTGATCCAAACCAAGTCACTAGAGGTGACGTTATTGCTGCAGCTATAAAAAACAAGAAAAAGAAAAATACGTTGGTTGGCTAATGGCACGTAAAGAACACCAGAATCCATCTGGGGGTCTTAACGCAAAAGGCAGAAAATTTTACGGTGTAAAAGCTCCTGTCAGCAAAGGCACAAACCCAAGAAGGGTGAGCTTTGCTGCAAGATTTTCTGGCATGAAAGGCCCATTAGAAAAAGACGGTAAACCAACAAGACTAAAACTTGCACTTAAAAAATGGGGCTTTGGCAGCAAAGAGGCAGCTGCTAAGTTTGCCGCAAACAATAAGGCATCAAACAAAAAAACATTAGTAGGTTAATATGACATCAGTAGTAGAAATTTGTAATTCAGCACTTAACAGTTTAGGCGCAGCAAACATAACAGCACTAACAGAAGATTCACGTAATGCACGATTATGCAATCAAAGATATGAACCTGTACGTGATGCAATCTTTAGAAGTCATTATTGGAATTGTTTAATTAAAAGAGTAGAGCTTGCAGCTGATACCGCAGCTCCTGCATACGAATACGACAAACAATATACTTTGCCAGCAGACTGCATACGAGTTTTGCAAATAGGTGGATTTCATAACGGATCATCCTCTATGCTTAGCGGTGGACAAACGTACAAGATTGAGGGCAAAAAGGTAATCACAGACGAGGAAGAAATATTTTTGACTTACGTTGCAAAAATAACCGATCCTCAAGAATATGACACTTTGCTAGTTGAAACTATTGCAGCTAGATTAGCTGCAGAGCTGGCTTATGCTATAACGCAATCTAACACAGTAGCACAATCATTAGATGCAGTTTATCAGGAAAAGTTAAGAGAGGCACGTTTTGTTGATGCATCAGAAGGCACACCTTATGACGTTGATGCAAGTACATTTATTAATGCGAGGTACTGATGGCTAAAACAACTTTTGCCTTTTCAAGTTTTACATCAGGAGAGCTGTCACCTAGGCTTGATGGACGTATTGATCTTGAAAAATATTTTAGTGGTACAAAAACCTTAGAAAATATGGTTATACACCCGCACGGTGGAGCATCGAGAAGACCTGGCACAAAATTTATAAGTGAAGTTAAAACCTCAGCAAACACAACAAGACTGATACCTTTTGAATTTTCTACAACACAAACTTACATCATGGAGTTTGGCAACGAGTATATTAGGTTTTTTAAAGATAACGGTATAATTACTGAGGCTGCAAAAACTATATCAGGTATTACAAAAGCAAACCCAGGTGTAGTCACAGCAAGCTCACACGGATACTCTAACGGTGATTATGTTATTATATCCAGCGTTGTTGGAATGACAGAGTTAAATGGTAGACAGTTTAAGGTTGCTGGAGTCACGACAAATACATTTCAACTGCAAGATATGGACGGCAACAATTTTGATACATCATCACTTACAACTTACGCCTCTGCAGGTTCTGCATTTAAAATTTATCAAATAACCTCCCCTTACACAACTGCACAACTGTTTGATATAAAGTTTGCTCAATCAGCTGACGTGATGTATTTAGTTCATCCTGATGTTGATATAAGAAAACTTACAAGAACAGGACATACTTCTTGGACACTAGCCACTGTATCAATCAGTGGTAGCCCTAGTCCTGGACTAAGCGGCTCAGATGACAGGCCCAGCTCTGTGACATTTTTTGAGCAAAGATTAGTTTTTGCTGGAACAAACAACAATCCTCAATCTTTATGGTTTAGTAAAGCTGGTGCTTATGAAAATTTTACTACAGGCACAAATGCGACTGACGCTATGATTTATACAATTGCAAGTAATCAGGTCAACGCTATTAGATTTATGTCAAACCAAACAGAATTACTTATTGGCACAACAGGTGGTGAATTTATTGCAACTTCTGGTACAAACAGTGAGCCTATTACACCAACAAACATACAAATAACCAGACAAACAAACTACGGAGCTGCAAACGTTGATGCAATACAAATTGCAAACGTAACGATGTTTTTGCAACGTGCAAAAAGAAAAGTGAGAGAAATGGTTTATAATTACGAAGTAGATGGTTTTATTGCACCTGATATGACTATTTTAGCAGAACATATAACTGAGGGAGGGCTTACTTCTTTTGCTTATCAACAAGAACCAGACAGTATTTTATGGGCCACAAGGGCTGACGGCACGCTGCTTGGCCTAACATACCAAAGAAACGAAAAAGTTGTTGGCTGGCACAGACATATTCTAGGCGGCTTTAGTGATAGCGGTAAAAGTATTGTACGGTCATTCAAAAGTTTTACAGCAAATTCAACAAACGTTAGTACAACAAACAACACTATTACAATCAGCTCACATGGTTTTAGCACTGGTGATCCTGTCTATTATTTTACAGAAAGCAACGCCATAGGAGGCATCACTACAGACCTTCTGTATTTTGCTATTGCAACAGACAGCAATACCTTAAAACTTGCAACAACTTCTGCAAACGCAACAGCTGGCACAGCGGTTGATCTTACAACAGCTCCAGGATCAGATACTACACAATACATTGTCAAAGGAGTAAATTTAGCAACTAATGTAGTGTATTCTGCATCACACGGACTTGCTACTGGCGATCATTTCTATTACGAATTAGGAGGAACAGGTCTTAATAATATAACTGATAAACAAAAATATTTTGTAAAAAAGATAGATAAAAATCAATTTAAAATAGCAGCAGATAGAAAAATTAAAACTTTTGTAGATTTGACTTATGATTTTACAGTCACTACAGCAAGAACAGATAAAATTTTATTAGACGCTGCTGTTGAGTCTGTGGCTGTCATACCAAGTGATCAAGACGAATATCAATTATATCTTTTAGTCAAAAGATACGTGAACGGATCAACAAGAAGATTTGTTGAATTTTTAACAAACTTTGAGTTTGGAGAGGCCCAGGACAATGCTTTTTTTGTAGACAGTGGACTGACATACGATGACGTTCCAACATCGACAATATCAGGATTAGATCATTTAGAGGGTGAAACTGTATCAATATTAGCAGATGGCGCAACGCACGCTGACAAAACTGTAAGTGGAGGTAATATAACATTAGATAGAACAGCACAAAAAGTACACGTAGGATTGAATTACAATTCAATATTGCAAACCTTACGTATCGAGGCTGGATCACAGCAGGGTGTTGCACAATCTAAAATAAAAAGAATAAACGAAATAACTGTAAGATTACACAAAACGTTAGGTGTTGAAGTTGGCGGAGATTTAGACAACATGGAAAACATACCTTTTAGATCAAGTGCAGCTATCATGGGTTCACCAATAGATTTATTTTCTGGTGATAAAAAAATTGAGCTGCGGGATGATTACAACACAGACGGACATGTATTTGTACGACAATCACAACCTTTACCATTAACAGTGTTATCGATCTATCCTGAAATAACAGTATATGATTAAAATTGTACCGTTCTCATTTGAACATGCAAAGTACATAGCGTATAACGAAATGAACGCAGAAATAGTTAATGTAAAAGAAAGATACATGTCAAACCTTGAGCAGCTTGTAAAACCTGAAACTAGCTGGACAGGTATGATTGACGATAAAATCATTGCATCAGGAGGCATGGTGCAATTGTGGGATAATGTTTATGAAGGCTGGATTATGGCAACGGCTGACATAAAAAAACATCCAATAAGCACAGCAAGAATAATAAAAAAAATTTTTGCAGAGGTCATGGAAAAGCATGACGTGCATCGACTGCAAACAACTGTAAAAGCAGATTACGAAATAGGACACAAGTTTGCAAAATGGCTTGGCTTAGAAAAAGAGGGATTGATGAAAAAATATTTAGACGACAATGATTATTATTTATATTCGAGGATTTATTAATGGCTAGTTCAATATTAAGTGCAGGAGCATCAGTTTTAGGCGGCAGAGCTGCTGAAGACGAAGGTGCTTTTAATAGACAAATAGAGCAGCGTAATGCAGCTAAATTAAAACAAGATGCAGAAACAGCTATCAAATTAGGTGAGAGAGACGTAAAAATATTTCAGCGTAGATTTGATAATTTACAAGCACAAACAGAAATGGCCTTTTTAAAATCTGGCGTTAGATTAGAAGGCACAGCTCTCGAAGTACTAGAAAACAACTATGCTTTGGCAGAGCTGGAAAAAGAAACGATACGATACAACGCAAAAGTTTTATCTGCTGATAAAATTGAGATGAGTGTCATATCAGAAATGCAGGGTGAAGCTGCCTACGCTAGAGGCAAAAATCAGAAAAAATCTTCATACTTGCAAGCTGGCAGCACGCTACTTGGAGGTGGCGCAGAAGCATCAGCTCAAAAATCAAGTGGTAATAAATATTGGTGGTTAGCATAATGGTTAAAATTCCTACATACGAAACACAAACACAAGCAATTGCTCCTATAAGCAGAACAAGACCTCAGTTAGATTCTGGTGCGTCCAGAGTTTTTGACGACCTGGCTAGATTTGCAGATGCAGCGGGTGATGCTGCTATGACAATTAGTGAGAAACACACAAAAATAAGACAGGACACTGAATTTTATAATAGTATAGAAAAATTACAAAAAGGTGATCCTGACAACAATCAGCCAGGAGTAAATGAATATTTTATTACAGCCTCACAAAGTAATGATTTTCCAAACGCATTAGGTGATTTTAATAATTCATCAAAAACCTGGATGACAACAATTGCAGAGGGTATTGATGATGATGTCGTGCGGCAAAGGTTTTTAATAAAAGGTGGTGAGTATATAACAAACAATTATTTGCAGGCAGAAAAAAATATTTTTGTAAATGCAAGAGAATCGTACAACACCACTATTAAAGAACAAATAAATACAGAAATAAGCAATTATATAAACGCAACTAACGCAGACGACAGTTTGGGAGCTGCTATGGCACACGATGCGTTGTTTGGCAAAAAAGACGCAGCTGGTAATATTACTGCAATGTCAATGGGTGAAAGACTAGATGACAGAGGCATGTTGCCGCCAGGTATAACCGCTGATCAATTTGATGCACAAACTGAGGCATCGTTAGAAGCTGTGTTTGCTGCAGACTTGATTGAAAACAATCCAGGTGAATTTATTAGACTAGACGGTGAAGGGTTTTTTGACAAAATAGATGCATCAAAACTTAACCCTTTACGAGCCAAGGCTAAAGCTAATCTTACTGCACAAACTATAAACAGATTAATTACATACTACCCTATAAACGGTGACGCAAGTTTTGAAGACTCACAAAAACTATTTGAGGAAGCTACAGCTGGCAGTTTTGGTGGTGACGAAATTTTTCAAAATTTATACAACACTCTTGATCAGGAAGGTAAAAATCTTTTTCAGGATGCAATCAGTCAACGTCATAATCAACAAAAATCTGAAATACAAGCAACAAGAAACAATCAACAATTCCGTGAACAAGAAGCAAACAAAGAAATGTTTATGGAAGCCATGCAAACAATAAACTCAACTTTGAGTATTAATGATATTGAAAATACTCAATGGATTGGCGTTGAGGGTGAAAGAATGAAACAATCTTTAATTGATTTAGTTGTAAAACGTGAAAGCGGAGAGCTGCCATCAGATGCTAATTTAAGATTGTATGACGCAATATTTGACAGAGTTGCAAACAAACAAATAACTTCATTGTATGATCAATTTACTTTGCCTGGAGAAACAGAAGCTAAAAGCATAGCAGAACGTACAGGCGGCCCTGGTGGATTAGGTTTTAATCAATTTAACACTTTTGCAAGTTTGATAAGCAATAGAAACAATGACGAAGTAATACAAAACGAGCAAGATTTCCAACTATTTTTAAAAGCATACGAAGGACAAATATTAGGCAGCCCTGCTATGACACAAGGCAATGTCAAAGCAGAACAGCGTTATTTTGATTTTGTATTAGAAATGAGAGCTTTTTTTGACAAAGGCATAGCAGAGGGAAAAACGGCAACTCAACTTTTATCATCAGCAAGTCCTGATTTTATTTTAAAAGATATATTATCTAATTACATTGTTAATAATGAAGTTTTGATGAAAGAGATGCTAGAATCTTTTATACCACCTGAACAAGCAGATGTAAGCCCTGACAGACAAAATTGGTTAAATCGTGCTGAGGAATTTAATCCAAATGGCTTACCTTTTGAGGAATGGATTACAACACCTGAGTATCAAGAATGGAAAAAGTTAGAACCTAAATTACAAGCAGAATGACAATATTTACTGATATAGAAGAAATGCAGGCCCTAGGTGCATCTGAGCAAGAAATACTTTTGTACAGGCAAAATAAAATACAAGAGATGCGTGCAATAGGAGCAACAGATGAAGAAATATCTATACAGCTAGGCACGCCTAAAATAGATAACACAACACAAAAAAAATATTGGCAAGATTTAGAAGAAACAAGACCACTGACTTCTACAGAAGAAGCAGAACAAAAATGGCTGCAAAAAAACAATTCAAAACAAAATTTTATACCTGAGGTAAGTTATCAGCCTGGCGGGCCTGTTCTTGATCCTGTATCACAAATGATTGTTGAAAAACAAGAACAAAGTCCGATAGATAACAAATTTGAGTTTGGCAGATATTTTAAGAGAGGACTTGGCATGTCAAATGCTAACCTTATGTTTCAATATTTTACTGACGGATCTTTACCGCAAGGATACAGCCTTGATCAAACACAACCCTCAAGATTTGAAAGAGTCACAGAACAAGTAGCAAACATCCTTGCTGATTTACCTATTTATGCTTCAACAGCTTATTTGGCTGGTAGAGTTGAAAGAGGCAAAACTGGCGGTTTAGCTCCTTTATATGCTGCAGGTTTTGTAAATGGAGCAATAAGAGAAAGTTTTATACAAGCACTAGAAAGAGGAGACGTTGATACCTGGGGTGAGTGGTGGGATATTTTTACACATGAATCAATAGCTGCTGGAAACAAAGAAGGTCTTACACTAGCTGGTTCAATCGGTATGGGTAAAGTTGCTAAAACCCTTGCAACAAAAGCGTTGGCAACACCAACAGCAAAGAAATACGGTTTACCTAGAGAGCTGGCAGCAATACCTGAATACTTAGCAACAGTAGGTGGTTTTAACATTATAGGTGGATTGTTAGAAGGTGAAATGCCAACCAAGCAAGAGGTTATAGATTCTTTTTTTGTTGTTGGTATTCTTATGGGTGGTGCAAGAGCTACACAATATGGTGTTGAAAAATACAAACAAAAAATAAGAGAATCGGAAAAACCACCACACGAAACAATACTTGATATTGAAAAAAGCAAAATTACAAAAGAAGATATTGCAAGTAAAAACAATACAGACAGAACAAACGGGTATATTTTAACGCAGGAACGTTTAAATAATTTAAGAAAAAAGTTTGATGAAGGGCCACTTGAATACAGAGAATCTAAAGAATTAAAATTTTTAGAGGAAGCACAACGTAATCAAGAAATACCTGGTCAAAGAGATGCACAGCTTACACCTGATACAGTCAACTCTATTCCATTAAGAGATTTGTTGAATGAAAATTTATATAACAAAAGAAAAGTACGCAGCATACTTGAAGATCCAATAATTGAAAAACATCCTGAATTAATTAAGTTAGAGGCAGAAGCCAATAGAATAAAGTCTACAGAAAAAATAGCTGAGGAAGCAGGACTATATACACGTGAAACAGGATTTGCTGAGGCCTGGCAAAAACAAAATAACTGGAAAACTGTAATTGAAGATTTGTCAAACTCAGAAATATCTTTTAACAATAGAAAAGCAATTTTATTATTAGGTGGCGCAGCTACAGGTAAATCAAGTTATGCAAATAGAATAAATCAAGGTAAAGAAAAATATCAAACTGTTGACCCTGATATGGTAAAAGAACATCCTCAGTTTAAAGAAACCTATCAGGGCGGCAAAGGAGCAAATGCTTTACATTTAGAAAGCAAAGCAATAGCTGCAAAAATATTAAGCAATCTAGTTAATCAGGGCAAAAACATAATATACCCAATGGTAGGCTCTGGCGGCACAGGAAAAATACAACAAGTCGTAGATGCTTTACAAAAAAAAGGGTATGAAATAAGCGTTGCATATTTAGAAATACCTAGGTCAGAAGCCATTTACAGGGCAACAAAAAGGGCCTTGGAAAATGGAAGATATGTACCACTTGACTATGTTAAAAATGCAAGTAAAAATTCGGAGATAAGTTATGAATACGCAAAAACAGCAAAAGAAGTCGTTGAATCAAAAAGAATCGACAACAGCGGCAGCAGACCAAAAATTACAGAACAATCAACAAAGTCTGGTAGAGACGATGTTGGAGCAAGACGAGATGGGGATAGACCTGGTGATAAAGGAGCTGAACCAGTCACCATCCAAGACAGGATAAGTTTTGAGCCGCCTCCTGATCCAAAATTTAGTTTTACAAAATTTAGAAACGATTTAGTTAAAGACTACATAGATAAACTTCATCCTATTTTATTAGCTGTTCGCAGAACAGAACAAGGTAAAATACAGGGTGGTGAGCTAAACGCATATGAACAATTAAGAATACAGCCAGGCATGGTAGGCCGTGCTGAACATTTTATTAATACAGGTACATTAAAATTTTCTGATTTATCAATAGTTGGTAAAGGCTTGTTTGATATTTTATCTCCACTGAAAAACGCAACTGAATATAAGGCGTTTGCAGAATATGCAGTAGCAAAGAGAGTTGTTGAATTATCACAAAGAAAAATAGAAACAGGCGTAGATATTGCAAAAGCAAAAGAAGTTATACAAAAAGGCAAAGAAAAATACGAAACAATATTTAGAGAAATTAATAAGTACAATGTTGATTTATTAACATATCTAAAAGATGCAGGTATAATTACTGAAAAAGCATACAAAGTTATGCTTGAGGCCAACAAAGATTACGTTCCGTTTGGTAGAGTTATGCAAGAAGGCTCAGAGGGTGGCAGCATAGGAAAAACTGTAAGCAACCCAATCAAACAAATGAAAGGTAGTGAAAGAGTTATTATTGACCCGTTAGAAAGTATTTTTAAAAATACATATCATTTTATTACACTTGCCGAACGAAATATTGCAAACAAAAAATTTATTGATTTTACACAAAAGCACAAAACAGATTTTCCTGAGGTATTTCAGGTTAAAGGTAGAGCAAAAGCGTTGCAAATAAAAAAAGGTGAGTTAGACAATGTATTAAGTGATGCTGCAAAAGCTGATATTGCAACACTCGAAAACTTAACAATATTTAGACGAGACGGTGTAAAGGCAGGTGAAACACAAATAGTTGTTTTTAGAAATGGTAAAAAAGAAGTATGGGAAGTTGGCAGAGATTTTGCTGAGGCTATTAATGGTCTTAATGCCTCCGCATCTAGTGGATTAATTAATTTTCTATCTATGCCTGCACGATGGCTGCGATCTGGTTCAACACTTGCACCAGACTTTTTTCTACGAAACCTTTTACGAGATACAGGTACAGCTGCTATTTTTAGTAAATCTGGCAGGGGTATTGGTGGATTACCGATAATTACTACGTTTCGTGGATTAATACACATGTATCGTGGTAGAGACAAAAAAGTTGCAGACAGCATTGTCAGAGATTTTGAAAAGTCAGGTGCTATGCAATCAATGCTAGTTAGCTTTGATAGAAAATATTTTGACAAAAAAATTCTGAATGAGTTGTACAACACTCCTGTACGTAATTTAATAAAAAGCCCATTAGAAACTCTTAGGATTTTTTCTGAATTAGCAGAACAAACAACCAGGGTAGCTGAATTTAATACTGCATACAAAAAAGCAAAAGCAGAGGGATTATCAGAAAAAGCAGCATTAGAACGAGCTGGTTTTGAAGGACGAGATATTACAATTGATTTTGCAAAAATCGGTGCAAAAATGCAAGCTGTAAATAGGATTGTGGCTTTTATAAACGCAAGAGTGCAAGGCTATGCAAAATTGTATGAGTCTTTTAGAGATCAACCAATGCGTACTTCTGCAAGAATATTTGCACAAATTATGCTGCCGTCAGCACTTCTTTGGTATGTAAACAAAGATGACCCTGTTTATAAGGCTTTACCTAGATGGCAAAAAGACCTGTTTTACATAGTTATTGTTGGAGAGGGAGATGACGCAACGGTTTACAGAATACCAAAACCGTTTGAATTAGGAGTGGTTTTTGGCACAGGTACAGAAAAATTATTGGATTTTGTCACTGACAGAAGCAGTGACGATGATCTAAAAAAGTTTGTTGGAGATTTATTAGAAGATAACACAAAAGGCTTGATGCCTATACCACAGTTTTTAATGCCGTTTGTAGAAAATTATTTCAATAAAAGTTTGTTTACAGGACAACCTATTATACCAAGAGGCACAGAGGGTATTTTACCAGAATACCAACACAGTCCATATAATAGTGAGGTATCCAAAGCACTTGGCACTATTATAGCTGAAATAGACAAAGAAACCTTAGCTGCGTCACCAGCAAGAATTGATTCATTAATTAGGGGATGGACAGGTACACTAGGTCAGTATGCTTTAGCCATTGCCGATAAAGCATTGATTGCATCTGGTATTATTGATGATCCTGTAAAACCAGAAGCCACTCTTGCCGACATTCCTATTATAAAGGCATTTGTTGTACGTAATCCGTCAGCTGGTTCATCTTATGTTGAAAAATTTTATGATTATTATGGGCCAGTAGCACAGGCTTTTGCAACACTAAATAAAGTTGATGATCCGTTAGAAAAGCAAAAAATATTAGAAGATATTAACGAAAGAATAGGTTTTGATTCTTTAGTCTTGGAGGGTTTTGCTAACACGCTGTCAGCTCAGAGAAAATTCGTAAATCTTGTTTACAATAATAAAGGGATTTCACCGCAAGAAAAAAGGGAGCAAATAGACGATACTTATAGGATGATGATAGAGGTGGCTAAAATAGCCGTAGAAATGTTTGAAAAAAACAAACAATAAATTTTGACATATTTGACCGAATAACTTAAAAAAAAATATATAATTTCACAAATATGTCTGTATTTTAACCAACCGCCAAAAGGCGGTTTTTTTATAGGATAATTATGACACTAAGCACAACAACAGTAAAAAACAGCTACTCTGGTAATGGCAGTACTACGGCCTTTACGTATAACTTTGCAATCAATTCAACATCTGAGTTAGTTGTAATTATACGTAGCTCGACAGGTACTGAAACAGTTAAATCAATTACAACGCACTATACTGTAGCTGATGCAGGCGCAGCTGGCGGAACAGTCACTATGGGATCAGCTCCAGCGTCAGGTGAAACTCTTGTGTTGATAAGAGATACCTCACTTACACAAGAAACAGATTATGTTGCAAATGACCCTTTTCCAGCTGAAACACATGAGTCTGCACTTGATAAATTGCAAATGCAAATACAAGAGGTGCAGGAGGAAGTTGACCGTTCTTTGAAAATATCAAGAACAAACACAATGACCTCAACGTCATTTACAAATGATGCTACAAGCCGTGCGTCAAAAGTATTATCTTTTGACAGCTCTGGTGAGCTTGCTGTCACAAACGAAATAGGTAACTTTAAAGGCAACTGGGCTACATCGACAGCCTTTGTGTTGCGTGATATTGTTATTCAAAACTCAACATCAGACTCAGGAACATACAAAAACGTTTATATTTGTACAACAGCTCACACAAGTACAGGGTCTTATTTAACACAAAATGATACGTCAAACTGGGCTGTATTAGTAGAAGTAGCTGCTTTTGATACACTAGCTGAGTTAGGTGATACAAATATATCAAGTTTGTCTTCTGGTCATGTTCTTGTTTATGACGGCTCAGATAGCTTTGACAACGTTGCTATTAGTGGTGACGCAACCTTAGCTGCAAATGGTGCATTAACTATTGCAAGTGGTGCTGTAGAAACAGCTATGATTGCAGCTGATGCTATTACAGGAGCAAAGATTGCAGATGACGCAATCAACAGTGAACACTTTACAGATGGGTCAATTGACACAGCTCACATTGCAGACTCACAAGTTACCACAGCTAAGATAGCTGCTGATGCAGTTACTCAAGCCAAGATTGCTGATGACGCTGTAGGAGCTGACCAGTTAGCAGCTAACGCAGTGGTCAATGCAAGCATTGCATCCAGTGCAGCTATAGCAGACAGTAAACTAGCAACCATAAGTACAGCAGGTAAAGTAGATATTGGTGCATTAGAAATTGATGGTGCAACTGAGATGGGTGCAGCTCTTGCTGATGCTGACCTATTGATTGTAGATGACGGAGCTGGTGGTACAGAAAAATCTATGTTGGCATCCAGGATACCAACGTATGTGTTTGCTAAAGTTAGTGGTGATGCAACTGTAGCATCTAACGGTGCGTTGACTATTGCAGCTCAAGCTGTTGAAAATTCTATGTTGGCAGACGATGCTGTTGGAGCTGATGAGTTAGCTGCTAATGCAGTCGTTACGGCATCTATAGTTGATGATAATGTGACCCAGGCTAAAATTGCAGATGATGCTGTCGGAGCAGATCAGCTTGCAGCTAATGCTGTAGTTACAGCGTCTATTGTTGATGACAATGTAACACAAGCAAAGATAGCAGATGATGCTGTTGGAGCAGATCAACTAGCAGCCAATGCAGTTGTCAACGCAAGTATAGCTTCTAGTGCTGCAATAGCTGACAGCAAATTAGCAACAATATCTACTGCAGACAAAGTGAGTATAGCAGCTCTTGATATAGATGGAGCAACAGAGTTAGGTGCTGACATTGTAGATGCAGATGTATTTATAATTGACGATGGCGCAGGAGGCACAAATAGAAAAGTCCTGGCATCAAGAATAAAATCTTACGCAGCAAGCAGCGGAGCTACAGCAGGCTTTGCAGTTGCTATGGCAATAGCTTTATAAGGAGGGCAAATGGCACAAGACTTTGAATCAAATGGGGCAAGAATTACAAACTCTGCCACAACCATATTTACAGCTGATAGTGATGATGCTGTTGTAGGTTTACGGTTTGCAAACATTTTAACAACCACAGATACACTTGACGTATTTATTACGGATGCTGGTGACAGTAACAACGCCAGGTATCTAATAAAAGGTGTAAGCGTTCCTGCTTCATCATCTATAGAAGTAGTACAAGGTGGTTCTAAAATTGTCATGCAAAACGGTGATGTTTTAAAAGCTCAAAGTGGCACAGCTAATGGTTTTGACTGTTGGGTGAGCCGAGTTGACTCAATTAGTACATAAGGAGATATTATGGCACAACAAGAAGTAGGAGGCCCACTATTTGTAGGATCAGGGCCTGCATCAGAACAGATACCTGAACACGATGCTACAATAGATGAAAATCAAGTAGTTGGTCATGCGGTATTAGCAGGGCCAGTAACATTTAACGCAGTGGTCACGGTCACTGGCGTATTGGTGGTGATGTAATGGCTGGAGTACAAATAGACGGAGTCAATAACAAGATTGACTTTGATGATGATGCAGATACATCAATTTCAAGCTCGACAGATGATACGCTATTAATAGAATCTGGCGGTGCAAACATAGCATCTATTACAGCAGGAGAGTTTGCAATAAACGATGGTTCAGCAGACATAGACTTTCGAGTAGAAACAAATGGTGAAGATCACATGTTATTCGTAGACGGTGGTAATAATGCAGTTTCAATTAATTCTTCTTTTTCCTCAAGCTATCCTGATTCTGGTAGTGATAAATTACAAGTACATGCTGGACAATTAGCTGTTTCAAATTATTCTGCTGGAGCTACTGGGGCTACTATGAATTTTATTAAATCAAGAGGGACTAGCGTTGGTGGTGCTGCTGGTACAGCAATTAATCAAAATGACGTATGTGCCGCAATAGTGGCTTATGGTGACGATAGTAACTCTTTTGAAGTAGCTGGTAAATTACAATTTATGGCTGGTGAGAACTGGGCTAATGGAGATTGTGCTGGACAGTTTGAGCTTTATTTAACACCTGATGGATCAACAACAACAGACCTTAAAATAAGAATGTTAAATGATGGTAGAATGGGTGTTGGAGTTTATCCTGAGGCAAGCGGTGATGCTAGAGGACTACCTGTAAGTGGAAGACTACATGCTACAGAAGATTTTGCTGGTTATCAGTGCGTGTACGCCACAACAACAGCAGGAAGTGGCAACATATACGGTATGCACGTTCAACATCATGGACAAGACCCTGATAATAACACATCAAGATTTTATTCTGGTGGAGCTGCAGCAGGTAATAGATATATTGTTTATTCAGATGGTGACGTGGTAAATCATGATAATTCTTATGGTGCTATTTCTGATGAAAGAATTAAACAAGACATTGTAGATTGCAATGAGCAATGGGATGATATTAAAGCACTAAAAATTAGAAACTACAAAAAGAAAGATGATGTAGAAAAGTATGGGGATGATGCCTGGGTACAACTTGGAGTGATAGCTCAAGAGTTAGAAGAAGCAGGTATGGACAAATGTGTAAAACAAGAATCTTTTTATGATGATACAGATTCTGAAGTTACTCAAGGTAAAGCAAATGCGGGTGATATTAAAGAATACAAATCAGTCAAGTATTCTATTCTTTACATGAAAGCTATCAAAGCATTGCAAGAAGCTATGGCAAAAATAGAAACACTTGAAACAAAAGTAAAAGCATTGGAGGACGCATAAGATGACAAGTGAAATTAAAGTAGACACTATTAGTGAACAAACCAGTGCAAATGGTGTAACTATAGACAGTCTTGATATTAAAGATGGCAAGGTAACAAACCTAATGAATGCAACATTAAGTGCCGCTGACTTAGGAGCTGGTATACATATTAAAGTTGCGGATAGTGGTGCTAGTGTAAATGCAAATAGAGATGAGTTAGTTTTAGAAAATTCTGGTCATTGTGGAATGACAATTTTATCAGGCACGAGTAGCGTTGGTGGAATTGGGTTTGGAGATAGTGATGGCAACTTACAAGGTTTGATGCAATATAATCACGCTACAGATAATATAGAATTCAACACAAACAGTTCTGCAAACCCATTAATATTAAACGACACAGGAAA